ACCTCCAGCGGTGGGCGAGGCCGGTCACGCTACTCGCCCACCGCTGGAGGTACGGCCCAAGTCGGAGCCGCCTCGGGTCCGCGAGTGCCTGATCCCGTTGCTTGATGAGGTCGCGTAGCAGGGCCACGCCTTCGGCCTTCGTCGGCGCGGATGCGGATCGGCGCTGGCCGTTCGCCATCGTCACCATCGCGACCCAGCGCCCGTCGCGGCTGCGTTGGAACAGCGTTCCCTCGTTGTGGCCTCGCACGTTCGCCATGGTAGCCCTCGGATAGCCGCGCCAACAGCTCGTCTTCGCGCACGAACCACGTCCCGCCGACCTTCGCGCCGGGCAGGTCGCCGCGCACCAGCCACCGTTGCACCTGTACCTCGGATGCACCGAGCAGGACAGCGACGGCAGGGACGCGGAGGACGGTCATCGCACCAGCGCCAACACGTCGAACAGCGACCACGGCGCGGTGTCCGTCTCTGGGAGCCGGATCGTGCCGCCGTACTCGACGGTCACGCTGCACTCGCCACGGCGCTTCGCTTCGGCGATGCTCCAGCCGCAGACCTTGGCGAACTGCACCAGGGCGATATCCGCGATGTCGCCCGTCGCCACGACGGGGCCGTAGTCGTTGACCACGGCATCGCGCCAACAGCCGCCAGCGCCACAGATCGTGACGACCGTCCCGCGCGGCAGGCGCATGGCGAGGTAGTGACTGCCGTGGGACGGGTTGGCGTAGTTGGCATCGCCGCCGATGGCGACGGTGCCGACCTGCCCGAGCGCCAGGGCCAGGGCCAACAGCAACGCCGTCATGCGTCGTAGCCCTCGCGTAAGCGCGCTACGCCGAGCCTTGGATGCGACCAGGTGATAGAGCCGACGTACGGGTCCGCGCCCGCGATCGGCTCGTCGTCGTCGCGGTCCAGCGTCGGCTCGGCGCGGTACACGCTGTTGAGGCCGAGGTAGTAGCCGACGGCGATGCCGAGGGCGATTGGCGGCGCGGGTCATGCGTCCGGCTCCAGCAGGGCGAGGACGGCGGCGCGGTCCACGCGGTCGATGGGGCCGTGTTCGGTCGCGTAGCCGGGCAGCCCCTCTACCGCTGCCCGGATGCGGGCACGCTCGGCGGCGACGCCAGCGCCGTAGTTCATCGCGGCATCGGTGGCGTTCGTCTCGTCATCGGTCAGCCACTTGCCGTCGTCGTGCTCGGTGAAGATCGGCTCGTAGATGTACTCGTCGGAGTCCGGGCAATGGCCGATCGGTTCGCCCCACTCAGCCGTCAGCAGCTTGCCGCTCGCGGTCCGCGTGCCGAAGTAGTCCAGCAGGTTGCTCGATGCTTGGATCAGGCGCGTTGTCGGCTCGCTCATCCCGCGTCCTCCGTGGTGAGGCGGGCGAGCCGATACCCTCGTGCCAACAGTTCGACGATCAACCGGTCCACGTCCTCGCCCGAGTCGCCGCCATAGTTCGCCGCCATGAGCGCGGAGGCAAGAGCGGCTCCGGCGCGGATGTCCTCGCTCATCGGTGGCGTCGGCTCGGCTGGGGCTGGGGTCAGGGCGGCTTCGATGAGCGGGCGGTGGCGGGCGATGACAGATGCGATGGTGTCAGGTCCGCGCAACGAGTCGCTGTAGATTGCTTCGATGAGCGCCCGCCATGCGGCATCGGCGGGGGTCGGGGTCATGGCTTGCCCTCCGTTGCCAGGCGGGCGACTGTCCAGCCGTCCTGCTCCAAGGCTCGGACAAGGGCCAATGGCGTCATCGCGTTCAGCCGTGTTTCGACTTGCCGGTCTGACCACTGGAACACGAAGATGAGCGCGGCACGGATGGCCTCGTCTCGGTCCAGCGTCGGCTCGGCTGGGGGTGGGGTCAGGGCGGCGGTTGCGGCCTTGTACCCGGCGATGTAGTGGTCACCGCAGTCGGGATGGATCAGGGCGGCGACGAGTTCGCCCAGCGCCTTCGCCTCGCACGGCCACGGGAGTCGGCAAACGCACGTTCCGGGTCCGTCCCACGTCCGGTCTACGCTGTGCTTGCCGTCCGGGTGCATCCCCTGTTCGGCGTGGATGATGTTCGGCCCGTAGATGCCGAGCGAGTTCAGTAGGTTCAGCGCGTACTCCACGTCCAGCGTCGGCTCGGCTGGGGGAGTACACACGTCAGGATGCCCGCATTCACAGGTAAGCCCTGCGGCTTCGGCTTCGATGGCGAGGATGAGCGCGTCAGCGTCGGCTTGCTGCGGATAGGTGGACCACAGCAGAGCCGCATGTAGCGCCCGTCCGGCTACGGTGCGGGGTTCGGTCATGGCGTGTCCTCCAGCTTGGCGAGAACGTTGGTGAGGTATTCGTCGTAATCGCAGCCTTGGAAGTGGTAGAACCGCCCGTTCCCGATGGGTCGCGGTCCTTCGCCGCTGGTGAGCGCCGCACATGAGCATTGACCGTGTTCCTTCGCGATGACCACCACGGCCAGCACGTCGGCGAGGTCGGCGGCGTGGACGCATGGCATCGTGTAGAAGTCGTCGCCGCTCTCTGCCACGTCAGCTAGCGCGGCGGTCAGGCGGTCGATGGCGGTCATGCTCCCTCCTCGGCGGGTTCGTCCCGCCCATGCAGGGCCAGCCAGTCGCGGCCCCGGATGACGATGTAGTCCTCGACCGGCACGCCGGGCCGGACGTAGCTGACCACCAGAACCGGCACGCGCTCGCCGTACAGGCCGTCCATCTTGTGCAGCGGCTCGGACAGCCAGGCGGGAGGCTTGGTGCGGCTGGCCTTGCTCTGGTACTTGCCGATGGTGCCGATGTGGTCTACGGCATCGCCGCGCTCGCCGATCTTGCGCGGCCCGTACACGCGCTCGATGCGACGCTCCTGGTCGGCCCCGAGGCGGCGGGACGAGCGGCCCTTGCGGCTGGCCGTGTCGGAGCGGACATGGCCGCAGCGGGCACAGCGGTAGACGTACGCAAGGACCCGGCTATCGGGTGCCATGTCCGTTGATAGCGACCAGACGTGCCGGCGGCAGGGGCGCGGCTGGCGCGCTGGCCGGGTCGGGTCGGACAGGACGGCGAACAGGTCATCCATGGCCGAACGCCAGCGCCAGTTGTTTCGGCTCACGCACCAGGTGATACCGGGCGAACGTGACACCGCCCAGCATCACGCGCTCGGACTCGATGTCGATCCCGTCAGCCCGAAGGTCGGAGATGCGGGCGGCCAGTCGGTAGCACGCCGCCTCCCGGATGGCGTCCTGTTGCGTGACCGGGCCGTGTTCCAGCATCCGCAGGATCGCCCGGCTCTGCGGACTCATGCCGACCGCCGATGGAGTGCGACGAACAGGAACGGCGAGAACGGACGGAGCGCGCAGCCGTCATCGCGGCAGATACGCTCGGGCTCGCAGCCGCGACACATCGCGTCGATGGCTTCCTGCTTGGGGTCGGCCTTCCGCCCGCCCTTGAGATGCGCCTTCCGCTGGCAGGCCAGCGAGCAGTATTCGCGCCTCGATTGCTCCCGATCGAAGGTCATCCCACAGGGACAGCGCCCGGTCCGCGCCGCCGTCACGACTTGGCGGATGACCGGGTCATCGAACAGGTCAACCAACACGTCGAGTAGCGGCATCGACGGGAGGTAGCGGCCCACTCGCCAGTACCCGATCATCGTCGCGGTCACGTCGAGCCGCTTGGCGAGTTCGATCCTGGTCATCCCGTCGCGTTCCATCAGGCGTCGCAGTCGGGCGGCGAACACGGCGTGGCTGGGACTGAGCGGGGCTTTCATCCTCGGCCCGCTCATCGGTCGCACACTTTCTTGTGCTTCCCGTCCCACGCCTCGCAGTTCGGGCACAGGAGCCGGAGCGACTTCGAACCGGTGTCCCAGCGGTAGTCGGTCACGGCCTCGATGTGGCCGGTGGCTGCGCCAAGTTCCAGGTAGCGGCGTCCGTCTTCGTAGCGATGCTCGCCGATGACGACATACTCGGGCAGCGAGCGGGTGGACTTGGCCTTGGCGATCGCATCCATCGCAGCCGGGGAGAGCATCAGTCCGCCGACCTCGTGGCCGGGCTGACCCTGATACTCCACGAGGCGACGCGGCGGAGTGAAGCGAACGTACTCGGAGATCATGCGATGTCCTCCCCGAGGGCATGGGCCAGTACGGCGTCATCCACGACGATCCGGGGACGGGACTTCCGGGCAGCCCGGGCCGCTTCCTTGGCGTGTTCGTTGTCACGGGCGAGGCGAGCGGCGGCCCGCTTGGTGAGCGTCTTCCGATCCTGACCGTTCGCCCACTCAGCGTCGAGGGCCGCGACGGTGGCCGGGATGCCGTAGTCGCTCTGGAGTGACGTCAGTTCATCCCGTCGCCACTCCAGCGTCCAGGGGTTCCATTGGGTCAACTCATAGAAGCGATCCAACGCATCCCGGTCCTCGTCTTGTCTTGTCTCGTCTAGGCTCGTCTCGTCTTTGTCTCGTCTAGGTTGGTTTTCCGTTCCCCGTTCGGTCCCTGTCGGTTCAACGGTTCGGGAACGTCCGTTCAACGACCGTTCGCTATCCGTTCCCGTAGTCCGGGAACGCCCGCTCGCCAAACCGGCAACGCGCGCTGACTCGGAGCGGCGTCCCCGTTCAGCGTCTAGACCATGGATGCGGAACCGTCCCCCTCCTAGAACGTCAACCAGACCAGCGGTCACCAGGGCCGTCACGGACGGCTTGGAGGCGGTCTGTGGCAGGTATGCCGGAGCGGGCCACGCCATATCTGCCAGGACCAGGAGCAGCGTCCAGGTGCCAAGGTGGCGGCAGTCCTCGCGGATGCCGTCGAACTTGTCATCCTCCAGGACCGACCAGTAAACCCGGCTATACGGCGCACGATCGCTCATGCCGCAGGCTTTTCACGGCAGCCCATCTCCGGGCAGGACCAGAAGGCGTCGTATGGGTTGCCGGTCTTCTTCGATACGCCAGCCGGAACCAGCTTGAATGCGACGCCATGCACCGGGCACGCCCCGCCATCGCCAGACGGTCGCATCCGTGGGATGCGCGTCTCCGGCAGGGACTCCCAATCCGTCGGAGGCTCTTCCGGGATGGCCGTGGATGACCGTGGCGCGGCCTTCGGCTGGTAGGTGGCCGTGCCCTTCACTCTGGCCGGTTCGGTCGTCTCCGTGGCCTTGTTCTGCACGTCCTCAGCCGTGGCGATCCCGCGCTTCACTTCGAAGCCGAGGGCGGCGATGGCCCGTCCCCACGCGCTCGTCTCGCAGTTCTCGACCTCGGAGCCACGGGTGTACGGCGTCGCGCCCGGGATGGACTGCGAGGCGTAGCCGATGCCGGGGCGGGCGTCCTCCGGCGTCCGGTAGGCGTAGGCCCGCATGACGACTCGACCGTCCGACAGTTCCACGAGTTCCGACTGGAGCGACCCTTCCGGGTGCTTCGCATAGAACGCCGCGATCCGTTCGTTAACGGGAATGTAATCGTCCAGGTTGATACCGCTCATGCCGCCTGCTCCCTTCGCACGATCGCGCACGGCCCACCGAGCGCGGGGTTATACGGGCAGTCGGCACACAGGCCGTCGAACTTCGGTCCGCCCGTCATCGAGTAGTTCCCGGCCTTCGTCGCCTTGCCGTTCAGGACGGCGTCAGCTTTCCGCGCCCGGACGTAGGCCGCCGCGTTCTCATAGGCCCAGCGCCGTAGCTCGTCATCCACCGGGACCACCAGCCGCTCGCCCATCGTCTCGCCGGTCTTGGGGTTCCGGGTGTAGCCGTGCCAGTACGGGGTCTTGAGCCTGACGTAGTTGAGATAGCCGACCGTGGGGACGGTTCGACCGTCGGCCTCGGCCAGGAGGGCATAGAAACCGAGTTCTACGGACGGGACGTCCTTCGATCGGCTCGACGTCTTCACATCGAGGATGGAGCCGTCGCCCATGATGAGGTCGGGGTGACCGTTGCTCTCGCCCAGCCCGTCGATGACCGTGGTGATGCTGGCCTGTGTGACGGCCCGAGACCAGTCGTGCGCGGGCAGGACATCGGAGACGAACGTCTCGATGGCGACGGCCACCTGTCCGTTGTCCACGTCCACGCCATCGCGGACGATGACGAATGCGGCGGCATCAAGTGCCCGGGTGAGATCGACCGGCTGGCCGGAGGCGGCCAGCTTGACGATGACTTCCACCGCCGCGTCCACCGCCGAACCGAAGGTCACCTTCTCATTGGTGACGAACGGACGTGGCTCGTGGATGCCGTACCAATGCTTTGTCGCGCACAGGTCGAACGCTTGCAGCGCGGACTTGGACAGGGCCGTTCGTCGGCTCAGGTCTTCGCGGACCACGGTCGTCATCGCGGGCACCGTTCCCACCAGGGATGGTTGGTGTCGCAGTCGTCGCAGCGGGTCATCGGTCGCCTGCGGCCCAGCGCCGCTCTGCCTCTGTCCAGTCGGCGTACGAAGCGAGGTCGCCTGCCACGGTGTGGATCGCCACCGGGATGCAGTCGCCCGTCAGCCAGTTCGGCTCGTCTGGTTCGTCGCTCCCGTGGAGGACCAGCTGCAGCTTGGTCAGGGCCGACCCGGTGTAGCGGACCTCGTGAGCCACCATCTCGGCCTCTGGCGTGCCGGGCGTCATGCGGATGTCGGCCAGAGCGGCATCGGCTAGGCGCGTCAGGAGCGCCGCCTCCAGTTGGTTCATCTCCAGGAAGTCCAGTTCCAGTTCGATCTTCATTCCCCATTCCTTCCCTGAATGTGGGTGGTACTCGCCCCGCCCCCGAACCCGTCGAATGACGGGGCGAGTACCTATTGGCCGGAGTCCCCTACCGGCAGGCCGCCTCTCAGCGAGCCTGTGGAAGCGCCGACGGGAATGGGCGTCGTCGGCACCTCCACGGGGTCGCGGAGCGGTGAGGTGTCCATCAGGTCGCAGTAGTCGCGGGCTTCCTTGGCGGTCATCCAGCGGGGACCGACGTTCAGCCGGTACTTGCCGTTGACGACCCGGTACACCTGCCAGCGACCATCGAGGTAGGTGATCTGGTGGCTCATCGGACCAGCGCCCAGACGATGTGAGCGCCGAAGTAGCCGACCGCGAGGCCGACCAGGACCCATGAGAACGCGGACGCCACGCGATCGAAGCTGTCCATCAGTGACCGGCCTTGACGATGCGGATACGCAGGAGGGTCATCGCGATCAGGTCGCGTCGCTCCGTGGCGATCCTGAGCAGCCGGAACAGGGTGTCCATCTGTCGGGTCATGCCGCTACCTCATCGAGTGCTGCGAGAACCGCGCCGACCTTCGCGATCCATTCATCGGACGGACGCCGGGTTCCCTCGGAGTAGGCCGACACGGACCGGAACGATTTCCCGGTGAGCTTCGCGACACCCTTGAGCGTCAGCCCGCGTTCCCGGACCATCGCCCGCCAGGTGTCTCGGGTAGGTGTGGTGTTCATGTCGTGAAACATACACACCACACAACACAGGTGTCAAGTAGTCTCTTGACGTATACCGTGTGTGTGGTATGACTACGCACAACAAACCGGTGCCAGCGCGCACCACCGCCGTACCGGGGCTAGACGATCGTCAGATGGCCGGGTCCGCTCTGCGCGTGGAGATGGAAACCGCGCTCGCCGCACGACAGATGTCGGTATCTGGTCTTGCGCGGGAGGCGTCAGTCCAGCGCGGGGATATCTACCGCTGGTGGCGCGGCGAATCCCGCCCGAGCCGGAACTCCCTCGCCCGGGTGGCCCAGGTACTCGGCGTTGATGTGGTGGTTCTGCGCGAAGCCCTCGGAGACGCCGCACAGCGGCCCCAGACGCCCGACGCGCTCATCGGTGCCCTTCGGGACCAGACTGCTTCTCTGGACGCTCTGGTGGCGAAACTGGGCGGTGATTGGGAGGCTCGTCTACGCGCCGTGGAGGCGGAGCTAGCACTCCGCGCGCGATCAGAATCCGAAGCGCGGCTAGGGCCACGCGTTCCTCGCGGGACAAGGGGATAGGTCGCACGGGTTCCTCCACCGCGTGATGGTCGCTCCCCGGTGCGACAACAGTCCGTCAACGGTGGCGTCAGCCGCTCACCTGTCGCTTATCCGGGACACAGAAAAGCCCCGCCCCTCCGAAGAGAGACGGGGAGTGGCTAGCCGATGATGTACGCGAAGAACCCTCCCGCGGGCACGATGGCGAACCCTGACCGACACCCGATGCTCTGGACAGAACCGGACTGCGTCATGGTGGTAGCGGCGGGATCGGACCCTGTCTCAAACTTGTACGTCGGGGTCAGGAGTGCGCCGCCCGACGCCGCATCGCTGCGCCAATAGACGATGTTGTTTCCGCCGGAGTCCTGTTCTCGACGGAGGGTGCTGTAGCCGCTCGGGGTGGCCGTCGGCGTGCTGTCTGCCCGCTCGGGGTAGGCCACCGCGAGAACGATGGCATGGGGACTCTGAGCCGCCATCGTCGTCCCAGGGATATCCATGGTCGTATTCGCGGACGTGTCATTGGCGATGACGAAGCCGATGGAGCCGGTCGTATCCGATAGCGCCATCAAGAACACGGCCCAGGAGGCCGCGTTTGGACAGGTGAACGTCTGATTTACGCCGACCTCGGTTCCATCGGCGACCTTGGTGAATACCTGGTACTTCTCAAAGTCGCCGCCGATGTTGAGTTCGGACGAACCTTCGGAGCTATATCCGGCTGGTGGCGTGATGGTGTGACTCGCCGTACCGTTACGGTTACCGACCAAGGCCACCATCAGGTCGCCGCTTCGCGTCAGTCCAGCCTTGACGGATACTGACGCCGCCGCCGCCCCGCTGCTCACAGAACCGAACTTGTAGGATCGAATAGTCCGAGCGTCAGTACCGGGATCGACGATGGCGAAATGCCCGCCAGTTGATGTTCCGCTGTTGGTCGTTGTCCAGTTGGTCGCCGGTCCGGTTCCAGCCGTCACGGACTTGTATGCGCCGCCAGACTCCACCGCCGCAGCCGTGGTTCCGCCCGAGTCCGGGTTGCCCGCCATCGTGTAGCCGGTAGGCTGCGTCGTCGTGGTGCCGCCGCGCCCAAGCGCCGTGAACGTGACGAGCATCATATCGCCGCTCGGCATCACAGCCTCGTTCACGATCTGGCTGGTGTTGCTCTGCTTGTCCACAACGAGGTTGACGTGGGCGATGGCGTCGCCCAGGTCAGCCCACGATCCGGTTGATGGCCGGTAGGCGTGGCTGATGACGTTGTACTCAGACGACGATGACACGCTCCAGTCGTATGACGCCGGTTCGGATGAGGCGAGCCGGGCATACAGGTATGAGTCGCCGTTCGTCTCGGCGTTACTGTCGAGGAACGTCCAGCCGGAAGGCGTGGTTGGAACACCGTTTCCGCTCCCGACTCCAACGTGGGCTAGGAGCAGATCGCCATCGGCCACTCCCGAGGGTACGTTACAGGTCAGCGGTCCGGTGCCAGCGGTCGTCAGACTTGCCGTGGCGGAAGCCACGAACGTCGGGACGCTCACATCAGGTCCGCGTCACGCGCAACGCGAGGGTGACCCGTTGGCACGTCGTGATGCTATCGACGTTCACGCGGATCGTATCGCCCGCCGCGATGCTGGTCGTCCAGCCGGTCAGCACACCCGACTGTGCCTTCGTCGTGGCCGATAGGGTGGGCTTGGCGGATGCCGTGATGGTGTCCGCGACGGTCGGCGGGAAGTTCCCGTAGGTGTCCTTCCAGAGATCGATGACGATGGAGCCGGATTGGTCCGGGAGGATCGTCCATTGGTTGATGGTGCAGGGGAAGTCCACCACCAGGTCACCCTTGACGCCTGTGGTGATAGCCGACCCACCGCCGTCGATGACGAACAGGATATCCGCCGTCTTGTTGGCACCGGATGAGATCGTCAGCGAGTTCGCACCAGCGGCGAACAGGATATCCGCGCCGGAAATGAAGTTGAGCGGGGAGGCGAGCGTGTTGGACGTGTTCGACGTGATGACCGACGACCCACCGCCGCCCGTACTCGCGATGTTTAGGGTGTTCGATGACACCGCGAAGATGACGTTGGACCCCGCCGCGAAGTTGACGAACGGCCCCATGACCACGTTAGACCCGTTGGCCGTGATGACGGCAACATTCGACCCCCACGCGACGCCGTTCGACCCGTTCGACGTCGGGACCTGCCCGGAGGGAGCCGGTTCCTCGGTCGCGCCGTCCGTCGTGCCGCCGCTCAGGATGCCACCGAGGGACACGAGCGGCGTAGACGGACCGAGAACGGTGATCTTCATCAGAACGTGCCGGAGAGATAGACGACATTGGAAAGCGAGCCGGAACCTGCCGGGACGATCGGAATCTTGCCGGATGCCGACAGGTCGCCCGTGATGGAGAACGTCAGGGTATCGCCCGCCGTGACGGCCAGCCCGGTCGCCGTAGTCGTGACGGTGGCTGACCAGTACGTCAGCCCGCTGAATGTGCGCGTCGCGCTCCCTGTCGCAATCGCTCCGCCATTCTTTAGCAGGTTGAAGTAGATGGTTTTCGTCCCGGCCCCGAACACTTCTGCCGACGTACAGGTCCAAGTGATGTCGATGGTGCCGGTGTTGCCGATCGTGTAACCCGTGTATTCGCCCGGGCTGCCCGTCTTCGTGAACGGCGACGTGGTCGGGACGGCTGGATATCCCGGAGATGGATCGTCCCCGGACGAATGGAACTTGATCTGTGTCGAACGGACGCCCGCGTAGACGTTGTCTGGTTCATACATTCGGGCCTCTCCGTTGCCAGACGGAGTGACCGGAGGGATTTCCCCCGCACCAAGCTCCAGCTTGATGGTGTAGAACTCCTCAGATACCTGAACCACGGACCGATTGAGAGCGCGGACCCACACGAAATCTTCGTAACCGGGCAGGTGGACGGCCTTGAACTGGACGCGCATCCCCTGCATGAGCAGATTGACCGAGGCTGCCGGGACCGTGATGGTCGTCGTGATGACGTCCTCTTCGGTATCCATCTCGCCCAGGTAGCGGGTCGCCCGCGCCTGTGCCCGACCCTGCGTCTTGACGTTCGATGCGGGCATGATGGCGTCGCGTCGGACGAACGCGTTATAGGTGGCGATGGACTCGACGTAGGCCACCCCGCCGTCATACGGGAGATACGCCCCGGAGTTGACGCGGTCAGGGGATCGCTTGAGTTCCGTGTCATTCGACGGAGGGAACGTCCAGACGGAATCCACGTCCGCCAGGTCATTGGAGATGCGGAGCGGAGACGAGTAGCTTTCCGACGCCGCGAAGTCATACCAGAGGGAATACTGGCCGACGTCATCGGCGAACCAGACGAAGTAGTTCTTCCCGGACTGTTGGGCGCAGTCATCGAGGACGTCCTGTGCGCGCTGCCCGGTGTAGTCCACCTTGTCCATCGCCACCGCGCCCGACGTGTTCAGGTAGCGGGTGTCGTCGATCTCGCCCAGTTCGGCGGTGGAGGCGAGCCACTGGACTCGGGCCACGTCCGTCTCGGCTGGCCGCTTGCAGTCGCTCCCGCGCATGACGCGCCGACCGAGGATCGTGTTGACGTCGATGACGTCGATCGCCCAGACCCGAGACGCATCCGCCCGCCAGTCGCCTCGGCTCACCCGGCGTTCCGCCGTGTAGCCCGAGTAGATGCGGGTATTGCTCCCCGAGGCCAGGGACTCCGTGACGTTGAACGTCCGGTGGCCGACGATGTCCAGCGTCGCGAGCGGGTCATCCGCCGGGAAGGTCGTTTGTGCGATGCTCCCTTCCTCGGCATTCATCGAGCAATCGAGCGTATAGAGTTCGAAGTACTCGCTGATATCGGTGGTGCCCGAGTCGCCCGGGTAGCGGTAGTGGTAGACGGGTGGCATCGCTACTTGCCGTGGTCGTCGTTATTGCGGGAGCCGCCCGTCGTGCCGTACCGCTCCACCACGGTGACGCTCTTCTGAACGGTCGTCGCGTTGACGTTGACGATGGTCGTAATGATGGGTCGATTGGCCCGGATGGCTCCGACCACCTGACCCGTGCCGGTCCGCACCGTGCCGGATACCGCCGTGGTCCCGCGCCGAACCGAGTTGTCCGTGTCGCGCGCCTCCGCCGTGGTCCTGATCTGCTCGGCCTTGATCTCCGCTGCCTTGCGACTGGCGATGGCCGCAGCTGCCGCCGCCCGCGCCTGGTTCCGCTCCAGCGTCGCTTGGACTTGCTTGTCGGTCGGGTTCTTGCCAGCGGCCATGGCCCGCGCCTTGATACCGGCGAGAGCGGTCGCGATGGCGTTAAAGTGTTTCCCGTTACCACGAGCCGCGATGTTGCCCGCGTTGACGGCTGACTCGATGCCAGCCGAGATGGCTTTCGGGTTGGTCACGAAGACGCGGCCATTGAAGGTCATCGTGCCAGACTTGACCGCGTTATTGACGGACGTCGGGTCGGCTCCCGGGCTACCAGCGCCGCTGGTAGCCACCGCGTAGTACGCAGCCGCCCCAGCTGCCAGGGCCAAGGTCGCCGTGCCGAGGGCGGCCACTAGCCCGCCAGCCGCACCAGCGCCACCGGGCAGTCCGCCACCGCCGCCCGTGACGCCACCGTTGACGTTCACTACGCCAGCCTGCACGGTCATCGTCTTCAGGACGCCGCCGATGGCCGCGCCAATCGCGTTGGTGACCAGTCCGCCGGTTAGCTTGTTCACGGCGAACGCGCCCACGAGGACGGTCTGGACTTCCTTCGGGAGTGCGTTGAACGCGCCGACGATGGCCTTGACCGGAGCCGCGCTGGCCTTGACCAAGGCGACCATCGGGCCGAGTGCGTCGGTGATGGCCTCGATGCCCTTGGCCGCCCCGCCGTTATCGAGTAGGTCAGCGAACGAGTTGAGCCCGGCCTCGATATCCGGCAGGATGCGATCGATGAACTTGGCGAACGCGGGGACTAGCTGCTTCCCAGCCACGTCAACGATCCGCGTGAGGACGGGGAGGAGCTTCATACCCGCCTCTTCGCGGATATTCGCCAGCCCTTCCTTGAATGCCGCCAGCCGCGTATCCAGTTGGCCGGAGAGTGCCTTCGTCGTCCCGCCGAACTTGCCGTTCAGGGCATCGATGGCCGCACCGAACGGGTCAACCTTGGCCTTGGCCTTGTCGATCTGAACGCCGTACCTGGACAGCGCGCCCGTGTTGCCCTGGGCTGCCTTGCCGAAGAGCTTGGTCGCGGTCAGGAGGTCGATACCGGTCGCCTTCGCGAAGTCCAGGATGAGCGGTGTCGCCTTGGCTACCTGCTTCCCGGTCAGGCCCATCTGGATCAGGCGCGTCTGTTCCTTCTTGATGAGTTCGTCATCCACGCCCGCGAGTTCCATCAGGGCTTTCTGCTGATCGTTGAGGATCGTGACGTAGTCCTCGCTGACCTTGCCCGACTTCTTGATGGAGTTCGCGAAGACGAGTTGGACGTTCGCGGCCTCCTGCCCTTCCTTGACGGACTGCGCCATCAGGGCCGTCAGCGCGCCGATGCCCGCGATGGCTAGGACGGTCCCGCGCTTGATGCCGGTCCCGATCTGCGTTCCCGCCTTATAGGCGCGCGAGGCGTCTTTATCAAAACCGCGAAGCCCAGCCCGCGTCTTGGCGAGCTGGGAGTTGAAGTTGCCGCCAAGGGTCAGCGTGACGGCCAGGTTTGCGGTTTCAGCGAACGCCATCAATCACTCCGGGACGTAATCTGAGTCGATGGGTATCTGGCGCTTGGCGCGGGCGTAGCGGTGCGCCAGCTGCGCCTCGGCTAGTTCCTCTTCGCGCTGCTTGACTCGGTCCTGTATGCCGTACTCCCGCTCATAGAGCAGCCGGAGTAGCCCGGCGGCCTCGATGTAGGACTCGGGGCGGACGCCGAACTCGGCTAGGAGGATGGTGCGGACAGCGTTCGGGGCTTCGGCGATGACTTCCGGCGCGTTCGGGTTGATGCGCCGGTCCGCCCAGTCGGCGAGGGTTTCGCCATCCGCTTGACTAAAGGGGCGAGTACCTGCCCTCCATAGAGGTCGTCGGCGCGGTCGGCCAGTTCGTAGGCATCCTCCCAGCGGAGGGCGTCCAGTGCCTCACGGGTGACCGGGACGGGGTCACCTTCGGCATCGAGGACGTTCCAGCCGACCACGCCGCGACGAATGAAGATCGGGCCGAGGACTTCCGCGAAGCGGTCCGGGTCGTCGGCGACGGACGCGATGGCCGCCAACGCCTCGGCTCCGCCCGGGTAGTCCAGGTATGGCCGAAGCTCGGCCACGTCGCCCTCGGGGTGAGGGCTTCCGGGACACGAGCAATCCCGGAAGCGAACAGGTACGGTATCAGGCATAGCGAGCATCGCCTTTCATGGTTTACGGGAGGGTGGAGAGACTGTTCAACACGATCGCCTTGAACGCATAGCCCAGCGTCGTGTCATAGAAGCCGCGATACGTGAGGGTGATGTTCGCGTTGTTCTCGATCTCCCCATCGCTCACTTCATAGAGCCGCATCGGGAGGTAGAACTCCGCGTAACAGGTGGTCACGGTGCCCGCCAGTTCCAGCGAGTTGGTCGCGATCTTGATATACCGGTTCGGGGTCGGCGTGTCATCGAAGGTCACGAGTTCCGCGATGGTCTGGGTCGTCTTCTCTAGGACGAGTTCCAAGGTGATCTCACGCAGACCACGCCCGAACGCGCTCAACTGGAAGCGGGTATTGGAGCCGTCCGCGAACCGCTTCTGATCCAGGTTGTTGTTGACCGTCAGCGTCGCGCCACGGACGGCAGCGAGGATTTGCGTGGCCCCGATCGCCCCAGCGACGGAGTTGAGATAGAACGCGGTGTCCGCGCCGAAGACGAACTTCGGATTGGCGTCAACATTCAGGCCGCCGGTCCGGTTGCCGTAGGTCGCGCCCGCCATGATCCAGTCATCGCTGACCGTCCATGGGCCGAGGCCTTCCTCCATCGTTTGGCTAAACTGGTTGATGACGGCCCCGAAGCCGTTCGTCCCAGCCCCTGCCGAGTCGGACGTGTCATCGCCCGTCTGGACGGAGTAATAGTCGAACGAGTCCGCCGTCAGGCTGGCCGCCGTGAACGTCCAGGTATAGCCCGCACCAGCGGACCCGGTCGGAGACACGCCGCCCTTGATGGCAGCCGAGAGGCGGATGGCGAGGTCGTTGAATGTCAGCGGTCCGGCGGCCCCGGGAAGGGTGACCTCGGGAGCCACCATGTACGGCGCGATGATGGGATCGAGTGACCCCACGTCGATGTCCGGATCGGTCCGGTTCGGGTTGTAGACGATGAGCGATCGGTAGGGGAGGACCCGGGTGGCAGCGACGGCAGTCTCGATGACCGTCTGCTTTCCCACCTGGAGCTTCCGAAACCGAGTGAACCCCTGTGCCATGTGCGCGTCCCTTTCTCTCTGGGCACGAAAAAAGCCCGCCTGTGCGGGCGAGCTTTCGATGGACTGTCGGCCCAGAGCGGGCCGGGGCTGCGAGCGTTAGGTGCGGCCTTCCGCGATGCTGATATTGGCGAACGTGAACCGCGTAGCCACGAACTGGTTGTCGTCGCCTGCCGCTTCGTCCGCGATCGTCATCTCATCCCAGATTGTCCCGGTCACGATGTGCGGGTAACTCGTGAACCAGTCCGTCAGGGAGTCAACGAGGACGTCGTGGATATCGGTCGTCTCGCCGTTGTCTGTCAGCCGGGTCACGACGACGATGCTCGGGTTGGTCACCCGGTCACGGAGGCCGTTCGCGTGCCTGACCGTCTCGGGCCGCACGTCGAGATACGAACACGGGAAGTCCTGGAAGGCCGCTGGGATGGAGCGGTGGTGGCGCACGAGCTTGGTCGGGTTGGCCGCGATGTAGGCCGCCATCATCGTCCCGAACCCTGCCACGAGATCGACTCGGAAGGTAGAGGTAGGCATCTCAGGCCGCCGAGTTCCACTGGGCCACGATGATATCTTTCAGCTTCCCGGCGGCTTTCTTGGCCCCGGGGATGAGGTACGGGTGAGGTCGGGAGCCGGGATGGTGGACGATCGTCGCGAAGTTGGTCGGGCTGGCCCCGGACCGGAGCCGCCCGGAGAGCCGCCGCGCACCGCCCCACGCGAGGACTTTCCCGTTCCTCGGGCGGATGATGTGGGGCTTGGAACCGAACTCCACTGGGGCCGCGTACGGCGTGTCCGCCTTGACGATGGCGTGATCGTTGGTGACAGCGCCCGGGATGATGCGCCGCTGGAGCAGGCCGGTCTTCCGAGGCACCAAGGCTTGCGCCTCGTGGATGGTGGCAAGCTGGAGCGCCCGGAGCAGGGGCTTGGGCTCCCCGATGGCGTCGAGCCGATGGAGTAGGGCATCCATCCCTTGCACCTTAGCCAACGGACGCCACGCCTGTCCTGATGCGCCAGTCCTTGACGAACTGGTCATACCCGACCGGGTCCTGTGACAGGTCGATGGTTTCGCCGGTCGGCGTCGAGACAGTGCCGCTCGCCCCGCTCTTGGCCTGCCAGTACAGGAGCGCCGCCATGACCGTCTCCATGCCGACCACGTCGCCCGGGACCGGCAAGGCGTGGCCCTCCGTGCCGCTGATGACAAGGTCATTCGGTGCGCCGCCTGACGTGTAGCGGGCGTTGTCCAGGTTCTTATCCCACCAGTCCGGGTCGGCCTTGTACCAGTCCGGTCGGCTCGTGTCGTAATAGCGAAGCTGGATCGTGACCGACACGTCAGGATTGCGCCGGTCGGGGAGCAGCCAATAGCCGGTCCCGTCCGTCAGGGTGACCCCGCCCAGCGTGACCACGCGGGTATTGCTCCCATACGACGGCACGTCACGGATGACGAGCGACGCCTGACCGTCCGTCGAGTAGGTCCGGGTGACGTTGGATGAGTAGGCGAACGTCCGCCCCGTGTCCCGCTCCAGCCGTGCCTCGGCATTCACCAGACACGCCGACAGGAGTTGGTCATCCCCGGTCCCAGTGAGGCCGAGGTACGTCTTGAGTTCAGCTAGCGAGACGATCGGCATTCGTGGTTCCTTCGAAGAGGGTCAGAAAGTCGGACGCACACGCGTCCCAATCGAACGAGGCCATGACGTGCTTGCGCCCAGCCGCTCCGAGTGCGGCCCGTCGGGCGGGATCGTTGATGAGTGAGATGACCGGTTCCACGAACCCGCGTGCATCCGGCACGACCCAGTCCATCCCGAACCGGGAGTGGTAGCGGACCGGCTCGCCGTAGGTATCGGTCAACGGCGGGATTAGGACACCGCCCTCGGCCACCACTTCGGACTCGGCGGCCCAGTCCGTGACGACCACCGGGACCTCGCACGCCAGCGCCTCGGCCAGGTTCAGGCCGAAGCCCTCGCCGCCCGTCGTGCTGACGTAGATATCCGCCGCGTTGATGAGTGCGGCCAATCCCTCAGGCGGCAGCCCTCGGAATGAATCGTGGCCGTTGGATAGCTTGAAACGTCCGAGCAGGTCCTCCGGCACGCGCCGGAGTTCCTGGTACAGGTCCAGCCCCTCATCGATGGGCCGGCAGTGGATGAGAACGTCGGTGTCCGGGCAGGCTTGCAGGATGGGCACCATCGCCGCCACGAACCGATCATAGAACTTCCGCTCCACCAGTCGGTCCGAGCGGAACAGGAGCGTCCGCTCCGGGTCCAATCCGAAGTGCGACTTGCACGCGGCCTTGGAGCGGAGTTTCTTCCCGTCGTAATGGATGGGCCGTTCGACCGACACGGGCCGGAAGTTCTCGGCATCAACGCCGTGATAGAGCATCGGCACGGGCTGGCCGGTGAAGTCGCCGATGACCTTCGCTCCGTAGAGCGACATCGCCACCGGACGGAAGAGCTTCCAGACATCGCGCCACTGCGGCGTCAGATTGTCGCCCTCGATCGGGCAGTAGTGCCAGATGGGCACCTTGAGCCACGGGCTATCCGGGGTCAGCTGGCCGACGTAGCCGAGCAGGCCCGACATATCCGCGATGACCAGGACCACGTCCGCTTTCCAGTCGTCAGCCGTCTCCAGTCGGCCCCATAGGCTGCCATCCATGGCGGACCCCGGGATGTTCCCGCCGAAGTAGCGTTGCAGCGTCTCCAGCGGCCACACTCGGCCCGCCAGGGGACCGCGTACCGGCTCGCCACGGTGGTTCATGGCGAGGATGCGTACATCGTGCCCTTGCCCCACGAAGCGGCTTCCCAGGGCTTCTGTGACGACACCGAAGCCAGTGTGGCTCCAGTGCCCGAGCATCAGGACCTTCATGGCAGGACCGCCGCGAACATCGCCCGGATGGCCTGTTCCTCTTCGTCGTAATCGACCACCTCGCGGAAGCGCGCCGCCGCCGCTGCGCCCATGGTCACGATCCGCTCCGGCTCCCGCTGGAGTTCCGAGAGCAGGTTGCCTACCTCGTGCGGCGTCTTGTCCGTGAGATCGAAGGAAGTCACGCCTTCCTGCCAGAGCGGCCCGGCCAGCTGCGAGCGGTAGTACCACTCATAGCCGAGGACCGGACGGCCCACCGCGAACCAGTTATGGATGACGAACCCGAACCCGTCCGACCATTGCTTCGTGTGCCACGCGATGTCCGAGGCCCGCATCGCGGACGCCACGTCGGCGCAGCGGTGGAGGTTGCCGCGCGCGAAGCTGTCCTCCGGCTTGGAGCCGTAGGACCCATAGACGCCCCAGTCGTGTTCGGGCAGCATCGCCGCCGTCTCCACGAACTGCGCGTAGCCGCGCTCGTTCTCCGCGAAGCAGTTGACGAACGAGTTGACCCGGAGCCGGTCGCCCGGCGTCGCCGGTTCGTACCGGAAGTCCGCGAGGCTGAACTCTTGGTGGACGGTGACGTGGGGCTTGTCCACCGGGGCCGGGAGCATCGTCGTGACGATCCCGAACTCGGCAAGGTCCCAGCGGTCCTCGGCCATGTCGATGGGGCTAAAGCGGACGTTCCCGAGATGGATGCCGAAGGTCGCGCCGACTTCCTTGGCGAACCGGTGTAGCCCCTCGTGGTTGTGCGCCACCGAGGCGATGACGATATCCGGTCGGACGGTGCGCGCCTCGGCCAGCGTCAGGGTGTTCTGCCATCGCTCATGGCCGGCATCCCAGCGGCGGCCCGGTTCGTCGTCGTGCCACGGCTGGAGATACTGGCGAGCTACCGCGTCGCCGTGCCACGTCCGTTCGAAGTTCCAGTACTCCTGGTCGAACCAGTCCATCCCGATGGGCCGATACAGCGTCCAGCCGAGCCGGGCGCAGAGCAGTTCCATCGACTCATAGAGATCGTGGTGGTGGTAGTCGATGAGGACCCTCATCCGAGGAACGCCTTCCAATGCGCGCCGACCATCTCGACGCCGAAGAGTTCGACCGCCCGCGCCCGGGCGTTCTGGTTGTGCCAGCCGTCCTGCGTCGGTGGGTCCCAGAGCTTCTGCTCCAGTTGATAGCGGAGTAGGCTCTTCGCTCCCTCGGGCGTGGAGGACGACCACTGGGCCATCGTGTGCCCTTCGAACAGGTCGGCGGCCCAGCCGAACTGCTCTGGCCGGATGCTGACGACCGGGACTCCGGCGAGCATCGCCTCCATCAGGCCGAGCGTGTAGCTCGCAGGCTGCGTCCCCGTGTAGAGGTAGACCCGCACGTGTCGGAGATAGTCCAGCATCTCCGCGTATCCGAGCCCCCCGATACCACCCGGCAGGACCTCCGAGCCGGGACCGGCGGGCTTCGTCGGGAGGCCAGCGGTGGCATCCATCCAGAAGCCGTAGCCGCACGCGTCGCCGCGCTGGGCCATGTGTTGCGTGACGTTGCCCACCACCAGGTCATCGCCGATCCACGGCGCGTAGTCGCCCGGGTACTTCCCAAACCGGATGAGCGCGGACTCACCCGCGAAGCCCGGGATCGCCATCTCCCGGGGCGAGTAGCGGACGATCTCCAGCCCTTGCGGCACGAGCGGGGCCATGAGCCGTTCCAGCGACCCGTCCGGGCTGCTCTGCCCGCACGTCCGCCAGATGACCCGACGGCCCTTGAACCGAGGCCACTGGGCCACGATCCACGCTTCCGGGAAGTGGTGGACGATGATGGCGTCGGCCCAGTCGATGAGGTCCGGGTGCAAGTCACCCTTGGCCCAGTCGATGACGAAGCGAGCGTCGTCGTTGGCGTGTCGCTGGCGCTGTTCGTCGCAGCGGGCGGCGAGTTCCGGGAAGTACGGCGCGTTCGGCAGGGCTGGCCGCTTGTCGTCGGTCGGGCTGCTCGGGTCGGTGTACGCCCCGATGCTGAACACGTCGTATCCAAGGTCCGTCAGCATCCGTAGGTCGTCGTATTCGGCGATGCTGTGGCTGGTGAGAAGCAGGACGTTCATCGTCGCGCTGCCTCAAAGAGGCCCGTCGCGCCGTGGTCATGCGGCTCATAGGTGACGGTGTGTTTCGGGAGCAGCTTCCGCAGCCGCTTCGGATCGCCGCCGTGGTACTCGCCCTTCCAGCGGGTCACCCGTGACGCGGCGGGATCGGCCAGGGCTACCCACTCGCAGCCCTCGCAGTCGATCTTGCCGAGGTCTACCGTGTCGCCCAAGAGGTCGATGAGGTCGGCCAGCGGGTAGACCGCGCTGACGATGCTCTCGCCCGCGTAGTCGTCGGCCACCGGGGAACCCACGAAGCGGTGGATATCGTCGGCGTTCTCGATGCGTGCGAGCGTGTAGCCGATCCGCTGCTCGGAGCCGGTCCCGATGGCTCCGTGGATGACCGTCGCCCGGTCGGTGACGCCAGCCGAGTCCAGGTTGGCGCGGATGACCTCGATATTCTCCGCGAACGGCTCGATGATGACCGCTCGACAGGCCGGGTTGTCCACCAGGACAGCGACGGTCACGGTCCCGATGTGGCCGCCGATATCGAGGAACGTCGCCGGATACAGATGCTCCAGCCCGTACTCGTCATTGTGTGCGCCCCACATATCGAAGATGGAGCCGATCGTGGACAGGTCCGTCGTCTTCTGGGCCGAGTCCCGGTATCGCATGGTGACCGTGACCCCACGTGGGGTCTGCACTTCGATGGAGTCAAGGAACATAGGGTGCGAGCCCTCCTATGGTGCGAGCGGGCAGGGGAAAGCCGGGCAGGTGCTCGCACTCCTGCCCGGCTCGTATGGTTGGGGAGCTTGTGGCGCTCCCCGTGCCGTCTTAGAGTCCGAGAACCTTCTGGACCCGACCCGTGCGAACGTACGGCTCGGCATTGAAGGCGAACTCTTCCTCTGCCCGGAAGCCCGTGATGTTCTGATCGAAGCGGTTGCCCGCCTCGGACGAGACATCGATCCGGTATTCCTGACCCGTGAAGATTTCGACGTCGGACGTCTCGATGATGAGCGCCGTACCGACGCTGGCCGAAGGCCAGTTCGGGTCGCTCTTGAGCGGAACGCCCCACGCGGACGTGATGGGCGGATTGGCAGCCGCGCCACCAGCCGGATCGACGGCCCAACCACCCGCGTAGGTGGTGCCCAGACCCTCGACGGCGGTTTCCCAGAAGTCCGTCGGGCTCATCACGATCACGAGGTTGTCACGCGGGATACCGCGCGTCTCCAGCGCCGCGATGCCGCGACCGATGGCCGCAAGCCGAGGCTCCGAAGTCAGCGTGGTCTTGAAGGCCGCCGGATCGCCGTAGGCGAGGAAGGCTTGGAAGAAGCCCAGCGGCTGGGACGAACCCGAGCCGTTGGTGATGTACGTCGCTTCCAGGATGCCGATCGACTTCCCGAGGCGTCGCCGTGCGGCGGCCTCTGCGGAGCCGTTCGACTGTCGGAGCAGCTGGTTGCCGACGTCGGCGATCTGGGCGATGGTGTAGAGCGTCGCGGTCGCGCGGGCGAACGAGAAATCCCGAACGTCCTTGTTCGAACCGTACGCGCCCTGCAACAGCGCCGCCGTGATGCCCGTGATCTCGTACGGGATATCGACGCCAGCGCCGCTGACCCCGCTGTTCACGTTGAACAGGTCACGGTAGATGTTGTTCGCGGCGATCTGCGACACGAGGCCGCTGACGAAGTTGTTCGGCACGACCGCGAGGCCGGTCGCCACGGACGTACCGAGGACGCTCTTGACGAACTCCTGTGCGTCGGTGTCGCCCGCCCGTCGATTGACGAGGGCCGAGAGGAAGTTGACTTCGTCGTATCGCCCGACGCTCTTGAGCGACGGACTGCCCGCGTTGGCAGCCGCGCCCGCGAGGATGGCCGCTGCCTTGCCCTGGGCCGTGGAACGGCTGAACGCCTTGACGCGTTCGTCCAGTTCCGCCAGCTGGCGATCCACGTCATCGGCGCGCTTCTGCTCGATGATGGCGTCGATCTGGGCCGACTTGGACGCGATCTCCGACTCGATGGCGGTGATGCGGTCCAGCGGGATGTCGGACTTGTCGCGCATCTCCAGCGCGAGGTCCGTGATGGACTTGGTGAGGGCTTCGACCCTCTGGTCGAGTTCCTGAGTCATCGGGCTTCCCTTTCGTGGAAGCCGCTAGCGAGCATCGCGGAGTAGGTGTTCCAGGTTGGTGAGTGCTTCCGTCAGCCGAGCCATCGCCGGAGTCTCGCCGCCGTCCTTTGACGACAGGTACGTCTCCAGGTCAGTCCCCAGACTGATACCGGATGATGTGAAGTCAGCCGCCGCCTTCGCGGGGATGACACGAGCAAAGATGTTCGCCGGGGTCGGCGTGAGTGTCTGTTCGATGTGCGGCCAGGTCAGGATTTCCCCATCCTTGGCCTTCTGCACGAGATGTCCCAGCGCGCCGGATGAGCCATAGACCTTCCCGGCGGCGAGCAGCGCGGAGACTTGCGCCCAATAGCGAGCCGATCGGTCGAGCCACATCGTCCCCCACCAGCCGTCGTCTTCCTTGACCAGTTCGTCCTCGGTCCCGAGGATCGCATCCTTGACGGCTTGGTCCCCGCCGTGGTGCCAGAGGACGGGCCGGGTCGGGAACCAGTCGGCCTTGATGTCGGTCCGGGGAGAAAAGTACTCGCCATCGAGGTCTTTCCCGCCCTTGAACGGACCCCCGAACGGGATCGCGAGAACGCGCCACTTGACGCTTGTCAGTTGCTCGGCTTTCAGGTGTTCCATATGCGCCTCTAGTCGAAGACGAGCCAGTACTCTTCGTCGTCCATCAGGAAGTCGAAGGGCCGAGCGATGAACACGGGTCCCCGAGGGGCGTGCCCGGTCGGTACGGAGTCCTCGCCCACGACGGGCGGGAAGTACGTCGGTGCGAAGTAGCGGCCGGGGAACATCCGCCGCGCGAACATCTACGCGCCGTCCAGCGTGACCGCCGTGCGGTCGCCGTCGGCCGTGACGGTCGCGACGATGCGGTCGGTCGCGCCATCGACGCCGAGGATGGTGATGGTCGTGGTCGCCGCGCCGGACAGCTCACCAGCCAGGGCGGCGGCGATGATGCGGAGCAGCTCGGCCGCGGTGTAGCTGCCCTCGATGACCTCCGTCCACGGGTTCACGCCGGACCCAGCGTCGTTGAGCTTCTCACCCATCGACCCGACATCGTTGTTGTCGGCGGCGACGGCCGACCATACGGCGGTCGCAAGGCTCTGGGGCGAGAGTTCCGTGAACGGTGTGAGGTCGGCTTCCATGTGACCGACCGCGTAGGGTGTCAGCGACAGGGAGCCAACGCCGGTCAACGCGGCGACCGCGTGTCCGAGTGCCGCCATCGTCAGGGTCAACGACCCGGAGCCGGTGAGGCTCGCCGAGGCGTTCAGCAGTGCCAACAAGTTGGCCGTCGTGACGCTGCCCGACCCGGTGAGCGCCGCGATGGCCTGCACGATCAACGCGCCGGTCGCCGCCACGGAGCCGGACCCGGTCAACGCGGCCACGGCATTCTTGCCCATCGCCCCGGATGCGGTGAAGGAACCCGTTCCGGTCAGGACGTTACGAGCGGCCAGCCCGCCATCCTTCTGCGAGATTACCCATGTGTATGGCGGGCGGTAGCCATCGGGAGCGGAACCGCTTATCTCGTCCCACGTCAGGGACGAGAACCGCCCGCGCGTCATACCGGACTGGTCGCGGCCAGTCCGGTCGAAGCCTTGCCCGGTCGTGCCGCCGAAGTACCGTATCGGCAGCGCGTACAGTCGCGAGGTATTGCCGATCAGCGCCATCAGCCCCAGCCGAAGTCCAGGTGACCGTAGAACTGGCTGGACGCGACGGTGGTTCCACCGGCCATCATGATCCAGTTCAGGTACGCGCCGTCCATGACCCTCGGGAGCGACGGGAGCTGGTTGACGAGGTCGCGCTCCGAAGCCACCGATGCCGTCGTGATGGGCAGGTACAGGAGCGGCTTGCAAAGCACGAGGTTCGCGACCCCACCCGCTCCGTGGGTGACCGAGTAGTTGAACTGTTGGACTGACCGGATGCCCGTATCCGCTGCCGCTAACGGCATGAACGGACCGTACTTGCCGGCGGCGGTGCCGCTGTACTCGATCTGGCCGATGGGGGCCGAGGCGTTGCTGATCGGCAGCGTCGTCGGGGTCAGGTTGCCCGCGTTGCCCGCCGCGTCGGTGTAGGTCAGCCGGATGTTCGGCGTGCCCGTGCTATGCGCGGTCGAGGGCGTGATGAACGCCTGCACGCCCTCACCCGTCCCGTAGCGGTCAAGATACATCGTGGCCGTATGCGTGCCGGTGCCCGTGTCGGAAGCGTTGACGTAGGTCGCCGCCTCAAGGTTGGCGCGGCTCGTCGAGAGGTTGCCGGTCGTCGCGGCGGTGCGATGCCAGAAGTAGTTGGTGGCGAGCGACAATCCCGCAGGCAGCGTGGTCGTCGTCGTGAGCCGGACGCAGGTCCCCTCCTGGATGTCCCAGCCCGAAACGGTCAGCACGGTCGGACTCGCTGCCGTAGCCGTGAACGTCGACGAGTTGACGAGCGCCTGATCGCCGGTCGTGGTCACGGTCGATACCGGATACCAGCCGAGCATATCCACGAGCATCCAGACGGACGGCGCGACACCGGCTCCAAGGATGGAGGCGTTCAGGATGTGCTTGGTATCGGTGGACACATCGCCGCCGTGCGGGATGGCCCCGGTCGAACGATCCGACAGGCCATGCCATGCGAGGTTCGTGCCGACCACGCCCGGAACCCATGCCGTCGGATTGCCAAGCGCATGGGCGAGGGCGTACCACAGACCGGCCGCCTGGTTGCCGGTCGCGTGGGTCGCCTTGTTCCAGTCCGTTCGCTTGAACTTGCCATTGACCGTCACTTCGTTGATCAGGTCGTCCATGCTTGAGAAACCGGGCACGATGCCTCCTTATGTCCAGACGAACTTGGCGATGCCCGTCAGCGCGGCTGCTGATAGCGACCCGTTCGGATGCGAGATGAGATTTAGGTAAGCGTCGTCTTCGATGGCCGGCATCCGTCCGCCCTTGTCCAGGAAGAAGTCCACTTCGGTTGGGGCGTCGATACCGCGCAAGGCGAGATTGCCGAGCGGCTTGACGAGGACCAGCGTGAACAGGCCGACGTCGGTGCCAGCCGTGCATTGCACGGCTTCGACGGAGCGGACGCCGGTATCCCCGGCCTGTAGGCACATGAATGGCCCGGTACGCGATGCGCCGGATGTCTGCGTCGTCAGGATCGTCCCGTTGACCGCGACGGCGGTGGTCATCGTGTGTAGCGGCGTAACCCGACCGGCGACCCCGTCGCTGTTCGTGTAGGTGACGAAGAACGTGTCGCCGATGAGTCCATGCGGAGCCACGAGGACCGCCATCATCTGGACGCCATCCCCGTCGGTGTAACGGGTCAACGTCTGGACGTTCGTCATGTCCTGCTGATCCGGCGTGCCCATGTCCACGAACGGATAGAACAGGAGGTAGTCCAGGACCGCGAAGTGCTGGGGGACCGCGCCGGCAGTAACAGACAGGACCATCATCGTCCGCAGGTACTTGGTCGATGGACTGACGTTCCCGCCGTGCTGGATACCACCATCCGCCGAGCGGGTGAGGGTCTGCGCCGTCAATGGCGCAGCCGCGTAGTACTGCGGTGTCGGCGTACCCGGAGCCATGCTGTAGTCGTACCAGGCACCTGCGACCGTCACGACGGCGGGCACCTTGCGGAAGCTGACGATCGAGCCCTTGCCCGCCAGTTCAGCATCGACCATCGCGCCGACGTTAGCGAATCCCACCGTGGCCCTCGCACTTGGCGCTCATCTCGGCCACGATCGGAGCCTTGCAGGCGCACTTGCGGACGACCAGCCCCGGCAAGACCACCACAGGCGCGTTGCACGCTGCACAGCGGTACACGTCAGTCCTCGGTGATGGTCAGGGCGTTGGCTGCGAACTGCGGCTGGATGCCCGATGACACGGCGAGCGATGCGGACAGCGCCCCGGAATAGAGCAACTCGCCACCGGCCGCCAATGTCGTGCCGATGCCGACGTAGGTGATCGTTTCCGACCCGGACGTGCATTGCGGGAACTGGATCAGGTCATCATTGAGTGCTTGGTTGCCTGACACGTCCCAGCCGGTCGCATCCCGGGCGACGGCCTGCCGAGCGTAGGAACCGTAGGCGCACTCTGAGGTCGTCTGGATGCCAGCCTCGCCGGGGTCCCCGGTGTGGAGGCTGATATACAGGTCGGTGTTGGCGTCCCACGAGTACTCGGTCGCCTGGAACGTCTTGATGATGACGTCGTTCTCAAACGTATTGCCCTTGGTCACTCTGGTTACTCCTCTTCGACGGCTTGTATCCGCCCTTGCGCGTCTCGCTTGACGACCTTCCGAGTCCGCTTGGGTTCGGAGAGGATGTGGACATCCACGGCAGCCGGGGCCGCCTTGGCTTCGACGTAGTTGTTGACGATCGGGGCCTTGGCTTCGGGTACGTTCACGTGGATGATGGCCGCCTTGGCTTCGGGTGCCTCTGGCACATGGACGTTCACCACCGGCGCCGCGCTCTCCGGAACGTGGATGTCCACCTGGGGCGGTTCCACGTTGACGATGGGCGGTAGCGTCTCGGGGACGTGGACGTCCACCTGGACGTTCGCCCCCTCCACGGTCACCTGAGCCGGTTCGACGGTCACGGCAGGCGGTGCGATGTGGACATCGGGCCCAGCCACGTTCACGTCCGGCGGCTGGTTGGTGATGTAGACGTTCGGGGCGGTCGGCGCGGGCCGCTCGATGAGCGCCTTGACCGTCTCAAGCAGGGCCACGATGGTCGGGTCCGGTTGCGGCTCGTGCCATGCCTTGTCCACCACCGGGGACCAGACGAGCGTCCCGTTGGGGTGGTCATCGATGCCGGATGCCTCTTCGATCGTGAACTCTTGGCCGTTCCGGTTGGCGCACGCTTCGTCGTCGTCTCCGTCGTATGCCAGAAGATGCGTCACGCCGAACTCGCCATAGCCGGTCACGGTGGCCCGGTTGTAGGAAAGCATCGTCTCGGTGCGGGCGATCGTCTCCGCCCGAAGGTCGCCGAACGCTGGCGTCCCGTTGTCCAGGGTTACGCCTAGCACGCCGTGGTAGCCCTCAGAGGCCACGCCCTCGATGAGTTGCGGGATGCTGTAGCCGCGCCGTGTCCCCTCGGCCAGTTCGACCGTGAGCGCTTGCAGCGTCCGGGCGTTGATGTCCTTGACCCGCTCGCCGCCGACCGTCAACAGGTCAGCGATGACGGTCTGTGTCGCGCCCTTGAACACGAACCGTCCGATCGTGTCGGCCACTTCCTGCAAGGCACCACGGCCAACGGTGGCATAGATGCCGCGCATGACCTTGGTCAGTTCCTCGTCTTCGAACTCCGCATCCCACCAGGTCGGCTGCGCCTTGGTCCGCTCGGCCTTCGATGCGGGCAGCGTCTCGCGCATCCGGGCCGCCGTGCGGTCACGCTGGGCCGCGAAGAACGCCTCCAGGAGGCCGCGCGCGGTGGTGGTGGCAGGTTCGGTCACCTTGTCGCGGGCATCCTCTGGCGCGGACTTGATGGCAGCCTTGACGACGGGGACCGGCTCGGGTGGTAGCGGTTCCTCGGGCGTAGTGATGACCGGGATCGGCATGGGAGCGGGCTTGACCCATTGCAGCCCGTCCAGTTGGAGCGCCTTGATGGCACTTTCCTCGGTGAACCCCTGCGCCACGAGGTCGGCCATCGCCTGCGCCTTGGCGATGAGCGACACGGCGTCGTCAAGGTTCGGCTCCATGATGTCAAAGTCATATGTGGTCCCGAGGACGGACTCATAGAGCGCCAGCATCCCGACCTGGATCGTCTCTTCCAACAGTTCCACGCGCGGGTGGATGGTGGACTCCCAGTAATCCCGTCGGTCTTCGCGCCGTGTCTCCGCGCTGTTCAGGCCGCCGGGCATCGGAACGCCCAACTGGTACGGGCTGATGGGGAACGCCGACAGGATGTTGTCCCGGTTCAGTTCGGCCAGTTCGGGGATGCCGATCTCAGCCGGGGTGGATGCGCCAGCGGCGTACTCCATCGGCTCGGGGAACAGGAGTAGCCGCTTGGCCGCGTTGCTATCGGTGGACACGTTCCGCCATGCACGCTGGGCGTCAAGGAACTCGGCCTCATCGAGCGCCCGTTCCTTGGGCCAGAGCATCCCGGCCAGTCGCCCACCCGTGGACAGGAGGTCGCTCGTGTGCTTGGCGATCTGCGCACCCAACGGGAGTTCCGCGTACACCGGCTCCACCACGCCCACGCCCGCCCACGAGTCATCGGCAGATGGGTAGACGAAAGTCAGGATTTCATCCTTGGAGAATGGGACGCCACCGCCGCGTCCGTCGGCATCGAGGACCCAGCCGAGCAGCGTCCCGCTGGTCTTGTCGAACGATGGCGTCAGCCGCGTCGGGGAGATGCCGTAGATGCCCGTCGGCAGGACACCGGAGCCGATGGGTCCGGCCCCCTCCATATACCAGTGGGTCCAGCCCGCCATATCGGTGCGGATCATCGTCTTCTGGCGCAGCTGGCGTCCGGTCTGGTACGGGTTCGGTCGCTCCATGAGCCGCAGGAACTGCCCGATCGGGTCCAGCCGCTCCCAGGGCGTGAACAGGTCAGGCTCGATGACCGTCGCTTCGTTCTCGCCACCCTCATCCTCGTGGGCCACCGATACGCCGAGGTTGGCGATGTCGCCGCTGATCTTGGACTCGGCCTTATAGAACCAGCCCACCTTGTAGGCCCGGAGGAACATCGCCGCCCGCTCGGTCGGGTCGTCGGAGATGGACCGGAGGCTTGGATCGTTCTGATACGCCAGTACGCCCGGGCCGGTCACGGCCTTCGCAGCGGGCGGTACAGGTGCAAAGGCGCGGGACAGGCGAGTTCGCCAATCGGTCACAGGTAGCCCTCAGGGATCGGCGAGCGGGGAGGAAGTCAGGCGGCAGCGCCGAAGGAAGCGACCCGCTTACGGGAGCGCGCCCGGGCATACAGGCCGAGGTTGAACGCGTCGGCCAGGTCGGGCGATGCCACGCCGCGCTTGACCATCTCTTCCTTGGACTCGATCACGACTTTTCCAGAGGATGAGAAGCGGTAGCGCGGGGCGGTCAGTTCGGCGCGGAGCCGTTGGTACTGGTCATCAGGTAGGCGGGCGAGGCTGACCTCGCCCCGGTACAGCGCCTCGCGCGCGTGCCACCAGAGTTGGGAGCGCATATTGGCGAGCCGGTCGGACGGGTCATTGTCCGGGCTGCTCCCCGCGTTCACGGCGAGGACCGACCCTGGGAGCTTCTGTTCGCGGATGCGGTCAAACACGCCGCCACCCACGCCACCTTCATCGATAGCGAGGATGCCGCGTCGTGTCCTCAGGTAGTCGGCTCCCAGACCGGCCACGGCCATGGTGTCCTGACCGTGGAGGATCGTGACCCGCTCGATGGAGTCGCCCGACCCTTCCACCAGGACGGTGTCGTCGGAGCCGAAGCGAGCCACGTCGAGTCCAGCCCACTCGCGGTCGCCCGTCGCGGGATGGAGGATACGTGCGGCTTCGACCAACGCCAGCGGGATGACACCATCGGATGCCGTGTCCGGGAACTGGCCGAGTACCTTGGCCGTCCACCATGCGGTGTCTTCCAGCCCATCCGCCCTCCGCTGTTCCAGCCAGAATGGGCTGACGAGTTCGCTCTGCGCCTTGTTCGGGACCGGCTCGCCCGTGAAGTTCGGCGTATCGAATACCGAGATGGGGATGACGTGCCACGTCGGGAGGCGGCAGGCCTCATAGAACGGCCCGACCGGTTCGAACGGGTTCCCGATCGCCAGCCGGCGGCTCGCTTCGTTGACCACGAGGCCGCTGGTGGCCTCCCACAGGGAGCCGGAGACACCGTTGGCCTCATCCACGATGACCAGGACGCGCGACCCGTGAACGCCCTGCAAGCCTTCCGGGTCGTTATCGTCAGGCTTCCGACCGATGGCCCATGCGCCCGTCGCGGTCACTTCCCAACGGAGGTCCGTCCCGTTCGATGGAGAGCCGGGTAGCCCGCCGCGCGAGTGCGCCCGCCGAAGCTCGCGCCAGAAGATGTCCCGGAGTTGCGGGAAGCTGTTGGAGGTCGCTACCAGGATGCCGCCCGTGCAGACCCACCACGCCCCGATACGCGCGGCGATCCAGTCCTTGCCGCTACCGAAGCAGGACGGGACGGCGGTATTCGGGTTGTCCCGCACACTCTCCGCGATGCGGGCTTGGATCGACCATGGCCGCTCATCGAGGATATCCGTGATGAACCCGACCGGGTCGGTCTGGTAGAGGTCGTATCCCTTAGCCCGCTGTCTCTCCCGGAGTCGCTTCCGCAGTTCCGCTATGCCCTGCTCGCGTGTAATCCTCGGCGGCCCGGATGGCTTCGGTGATGTCGGCGTCTGAGAGGGAGCCGGATAGGTCACGAGTCTCCAGTCTGCCCGTGGCATTGCCCGAGAGCAGTTGCGCCTTGTCCACCATGACGCCGAACAGGATTGTCAGGTCGCGCGGTTCGAACTGGTCGAGTGTCTCGCTGATGCGCCCGAGGATGCGGTGCGCCAGGAGCGCGGTCCCCTCCACCATGTCGTCGCGAGTTTTGGCGCGAAACTCAGCGAAACTCGGATCGTCCATCCAATACCGCACGGTGGACTCAGGCGCGCCGATGGCCTTGGCAGCTTGGGCAACGGTACTCATCTCTGCGGCCATGACCGTGGCGAGCTTCTGGCGCTTCGTGTAACGACGGTTGGTGGTCATCCGAACACAGCCTCCCGATTGACCGTCACCCGTGTACCTGGAGCGAATGCCCGGAAGCCGCCGTGGTGGCCCTTGTGCCGATCGGTCCGTCCGCAGTAGCCGACCCACCCGCAACGCTGGACGGTGCCCGATGCGACCGGCTCCACGACGACCCAGCCGAGGGCGAGAGCGGCATCCATCGCGCCGGTAGCACCAAGGCGGGCGTACAGCGTCGCCATGTGGTTCTTGACCGTCTGGACAGAGATACCTTGGCGTCGAGCGACCTCCGACTGTGAGCCGCCATTCACGACATAGTCACGGAAGATCGCGAGTTGCCGCGCAGTCGGCTCGCCCTCGCCCATCCGCTGCCAGTTGGTCATCGGTAGATATGCCAGGGTGGCGCGGGCAACCAGATGTGGAACCAGCCGGGCCAGCGCCGACGCATCAGAGGACGGTCAGTTCGTTCGGCTTTCCCTCCGGGGTGACCACCTCCACCGTGGTCCCCTGGGCGAGCTTCGGCGCGACGATGGACGTGGACCCCTGACGCACGATCAGGGCGAGGCCAGCCACCACCAGCGCGTTGATGAGGGCCACCTGCTCGACGGAGAGCTTGAGGCCGAAGGTGATAGCGAGGTTGATGGCGATCCCGAGGAACGCCGCGATGGCCGCCGGTTCACGTCCGAAGATGGTTCCCATGGTCACTCTCCCGTATCGTCGTCGGCAGGCTCGACGGTGTCGGCCTCGTCATCGTGGACATCGATGGTGTCGTCGTCAGCGTCGGGGATCATGGGTACTCCGTTGCATAGCGGCTATCGATGTAGCGGCCAGCCCGCGCGCCGGTGGTGAGTTGCACGAGCGACTTCGATACGACCGAACTACCGGGCCAGCGGTAGGCCCGGGGAGGCGTACAGGCCGCGCTGAACCCCTCGGTCGCATCCACCGTGCGACCCGTGATGACGCCATCGCGGATCGTGTAGACCCAGAAGCGGAACTTGCCGGTCGTCGGGTGGATGCCCGCCCGCCAGGTCGTCGCGTTGTCGCGGGTCAGGCTGCACCAGACGCGGTACCCGGCCTTGGTCCCGTTGCCGAGGTCCAACTGCGAAGCGAACTGGCGGAGAAGCGACTCTGGATACGCCTCGCCGTGGTACTTGTAAATCCCGGGGCGGCGACCGTCGGCCAGCGGGTCCATGACGATCCAGCCGGGCATGACGGCGATCGCATGGTTGCCCCGGAACGTCTCGGAGCCCTGGAAGCGCGAATCGTTGATGGGAGCGTACCCGCCCTGGAGGATGGCCCCGCGTCCGGCATTGATGTACGAAGCGAACTGCGGCCACGTCAGGGCAGCCGACCCGATGCGCGTATCGAGGTCGATGCCGTAGCCCTTGCGGAGTGCAGCATCCACCTGGAGCAGCGTGGTCCCGCCGACCGTGTCGCCCGTCAGGAAGCGGACCTGTCGCCCGGTCGGGTACTTCGCGCCGCAGGTGTCGTATTGCCCGGCCATCGCTCCCGCGAAACAGGTACAGGAGACGGGACCGAGGGCGTAGCCAGACTGAAGTTGCGGCTGGAAGGTGGGCAGGTAGCCGGTACAACTCACTCGCAGTCACGCTCGCCTAGATCGATATCCACGTTCATGCGCGACGCTCCAGGTATTCCCCGATTACGGCGATGGCAAGCAGCAGGACGGCGGCCAGCACGAGCAGTTCGACGCTCATTGACGGGGACGCCAGTACACGATCTCAACCACCAATGCGAGTAACAGCAGAACCGACACCACCAGCAGATGGATGGCGAGGGTGTCGCTCAACGGTTGAGATAGCCCATCAAGACCGGCACGCCGAGGTTGAGCGCCACGCTCAGCACGGCCAGCCCGCCGAACAGGTAGTTCAGCCGTGACTCCAGACGGTCCAGCTTGTCGCCGTTCTTGCGCTGGTTGCCCTCGATGGCGCGGAGGCGTTCATCGGTCAGCTGATCGATGCGGCGGCGGGCGTAAAAGGCGTCGTCAACCAACGGGTCCCGTCCATTCAGGGTTGGCGAGCAGGGGTGGTCAGAGGGAACGCGAACGCCCGAACCAGAGGGAGCGGGTCCGGGCGTTCGCGTGTCGGGGATATCGCATCCCGACGGGCGGGCAGGACAAGAAGGTGGGCCTGCCAGTATCAAATGGAGCGCGGGGCGGTCGCCGAATAGGCAACCACAAGCGACACTTGGCCGGGACCGCCGCTCTCAGTCTGAGTCCGGTTCTCTTCGCGCTGATTGGGAGACTATGCCTCGGATTCTCACCTGTCAAGCCACATAGTGAGAAATCAGGCTGCGTCCGCCTTGGCGCGTCCGACCGGACCGGATGAGTACCTGGAGTACAGGCGTCGGATGCTCATCAACATCAACGCCCGCATCGTTTCGGCGTGGTCATCGCTGACGATCGGCATCCGTACCGCGACACACGCCCGATGCAAGTCCCAGCCCGACCACGCGAGGGCCACCACGAGGTCAAGGCTCGACGGTCGGTCGGGAGCGGGAGCGGGTAGCTTCGATAGCCCGAACAGCGCGGCGGCGAGCGGGGAGCGGTAGCGGTGGCGGTCGAACTGGCGCACGCCATCGCCCAAGCAATGTTCGCACTCACGCGCTGGACTGCCGGCCCGAAGCCCGGGGTGATAGCAGGTATCCGTCTCGGTCACGGTTTCGTAGTCGGTCGGTTCCTGCGTCAGGACCTTCCAGAACGCGGCGGAGTACTCGTGCGCCCCGAGTTGCGATCCATCCTCGATGGCCCGGGTGTGGAGTCGGTGCGGGGCTACCGGGAGCGTTGTCCAGGCGGTCTGGAGCCACGACACAGCGGCGGTGTAGGTCAACACGTCATCGGAGATCGGTCGCCGGATCATGCGACAGCAGTTCCGACAGCAGAGCTACGGCCAGTCGAATGCTCCACGGTGCCTCCTGATGTGCTGAAAGATGACCTGAATACAGGGTGGTAAAGGGCTGCAAAACCTCTATTCAGCGGTTCGAATCCGCTCGTCGCCTCCACAAACCGAACGGGTGGGCCGTTCCCGCAAGCAGAACCGCAAGCAGAGCGGGTCACGACAAGGCCTCGTGCATCGCGTCGGCGGCCTCTCGACGCAGTCCCTGACCAACGTGGGCGTACAGGTCAGCCGTCACCCGCATGGTCGAATGCCCGAGCATATCGGCGATGACCGGGAGCGGGACGCCTGCCGCCAGGAGGATGCTCGCCGCGCTGTGCCGCAGATCGTGGATGGTCACCCGTGGCAGCCTGAGCCGGGCCAGCGTCCGATACCACGACGGCAGGACGTTGGTGCTGTGGATCGGGTGTCCGGTGTCCGTGGTGAATACCAGCCCCTCGATCGGCCTCGGGTGGTCGCCCATGGCGGCATCCTGCCGCGTCCGCTGCTCACGCAGTGCGGCGACTGCCTCCGCCGTCAGCGGGATGGTGCGCCGTGACTTGCGCGTCTTGGGCCGGGTGCGGACCCATGCGCCATCGAGCCGGGCCAACTGGTAGCGAACGGTCAACGTCTCAGCCGTCAAGTCCACATCGGACCACGCGAGGCCCAACGCCTCCGACACGCGGAGGCCGGTCGTCGCGATCAGGACCCACAGAGGCCAGTACGGTTCGTCCCGTGCGCCCTCGATGACCCGGCGCACCTGCCCGGCGGTCAGGTAGGTTCGCTCGGCCTTGTGCATCCGGGGCGGGCGGGACAGGGCGGCCACGTTGCGGGTGACCAGCCCATCACGGAGGGCATCAGCCAGCGCCCGGCGAAGCGTCGAGCGGTGGTGGCGCTTCGTCTGCGGGTCCAGCGTCAGGGCGTCGAGGTACGCATCCACGTCCGAGGGCGTCAGTTGGGTCAGGTAGCGATGCCCGAGGCTCGGCTCCAGGTGGACGCGGACGATCATCTCGTGCTGCCGCAGGGTCGCCGGGGCGAGGCCGGTCACGCTACTCGCCCACCGCTGGAGGTACGGCCCAAGTCGGAGCCGCCTCGGGTCCGCGAGTGCCTGATCCCGTTGCTTGATGAGGT